GGAACAGCTTTGTAGTGGAGCGAGTACAGACAAGTCGAAGCACTGAAACGATGGTAGAGGTTATCCCTGATGATATTAAACGGCTGAACGAGTACATAGAAGGATTTGCACCGCAGTTTAAACGCATTCTATCGCTGGAGTATTTTGATAAGAGACCGACCAAGACGAAAGCGGAAATGATCAAGATACCTAGGCAAGTATTTAGTCAGCGCGTAAGATGGATTTACGAACAGCTTATTTGGTCAATGTGGGGTGAGTAAAAACAACAAATAAAACATTTTATGAATACGCACAAATAAACCTTGCATTGTTTTATTTGTGTGTATATACTTCATTCATCGGGTTCACAAACACAACGGAGAATGAAATGCAAACAATTCAAGTTAAAAATGAAGTTTTGGAAGTAATAAAAAAAACTGCGTACAATCACAAAGGCTTTGACCGCATTCAATACACAGTTAGAAAACTGAAAGGCAAAAAAACCTATTTAGTCGTTAAATACGAAAACGGCCAATTTTCTAATCTGGTGTAATTATGGAGATAAAATATAAAAAATTGCCGTATGGGTCAGGTAGGTACGGCAATTGCGAAGTGTGTAAAAAATATGCTGAAACTTTTTATTTGCGAAGAGAAAAAAATAAACCAATGTTGTTTGGGCATTTGGAGTGTTTAAAAAAATGAATAAATCAGAAAAGAATAAGCGCGGATTTCAAAAGCAAATGGAAGAAGGAAAGCGGGTCAATGTATATCTAGACGCCAAGAGCTTGGAGATTGCGGCAAAACTTGGTGATGGAAATGTAAGCGAAGGAATACGCAAAGCATTAGCAAAAAGTGACATGACAAAATAGTGCTTGTTTGTAAGTGACATGCAGATTATGATGATAAATAGATAGTGTTGATTCGTTCGCACTAAAGAATATAAAGCCTCGCCTCTTAACTGATGCGGGGCTTTTTACTTTCTCCTTCTCGCTTCGTGCGGGTTCAGCCTCGATACTTCGGGGCTTTTTTTATTTGTAGGCAGGACACTCCGTGAGGAACCCTGAATAGTATGCAAACTGAAAAAATATCAGAAAAAATCAGTTTTAACGGTGGTAAGCGTGAAGGTGCAGGACGCAAGAAAGGCGTACCAAACAAAAAGACAGTAGAGATACAAGAGAAGGTGGCAGAGACAGGCTTAACTCCTCTTGAAGTCATGCTCGACATAATGCGCAATACAGGCGATGACCGTATGCGATTGACAGCGGCACAAGCTGCGGCTCCTTATGTTCATGCAAAGCTGTCGAGTGTTGAGATGACAGGCAAAGACGGTAAGGAATTGTTTGAAAGCGTAACTATCACGCTAGTCTCAGCAAATGAATCTTAATTGTGAGTTCCCTGAGAAATTAGGGTTTCTATTCAAGCCAGCACGTTACAAGGTTGCGCGAGGTGGCAGGGGTAGCGGTAAATCATGGGGATTCGCTAGAGCCTTATTGATTCTAGGCTTAAAGAGTCCAGAACGCGTGTTGTGTACTCGCGAAATTCAGAAGTCTATTAAGCAATCGGTTCACCAGTTAATCCGCGATCAAATACAGGCGCTCGGTCTGAGTCACTTCTATGAGGTGCTTGAGACAGAGATCAGAGGGCAGAACGGAACAAGGTTCTATTTTGCAGGCTTGTCAGATCAAACGGCAGATTCGATCAAGTCGTTTGAAGGCTGCACAAAGGTATGGGTTGAGGAAGGTCAGAACACTAGCAAGCGGTCATGGGATATTTTGATTCCAACGATACGCACGGCTAATTCTGAGATATGGGTCACATATAACCCTGAGTTAGACACTGATCCAACGCATCAAAGATTCGTAGTGAATCCACCGGATGACTGCGTATCTATCGTAATGAACTGGCGAGACAATCCGTGGTTTCCTGAAGTGCTTGAGAAAGAACGGCAGGACAGCCTTAAACGCGATCCAGAGGGTTACAAAAACATTTGGGAAGGTGACTGTAAGCCAGCGGTCACAGGCGCGATCTACTATAACGAAGTCGCCACGGCAGAATCAGAGCAGCGCATTAGGTCAGTGCCTTACGATCCAATGCTTAAAGTTCATGCGATATGGGACTTAGGCTGGAACGATTCAATGTCAATCATCTTGGCTCAGCGTGTAGCGTCAGAGCTGCGAGTGATTGAATACATTGAGGACAGTCACAGAACGCTTGATTCTTACGTGATGGAATTGAAGAACAAGAATCTGAATCTAGGCATTAGCTATCTGCCACATGACGGATTCTCTAAGGACTTCAAGACAGGCAAGAGCGCAGAAGAAATAGTCAAGGCGCTTGGCTTAACGGTTGAACGTATTCCTAGCATGGATATTGAGGGCGGCATCAAAGCTGCACGTATGGCTTTCAGTCGAATGTACTTCGACAAGAACAAAACCGCACGACTGATTGAGTGCTTGAAGCGCTACAGACGACAAATTAACAAGGCAACAAACGAAGCAGGATCACCACTACATGATGAGTACAGTCATGGCGCTGATGCTTTCCGCTATTTGGCTTTAGTAGTCGATGGAATGACAAATGAATCTGGCTCGATCAAGCCGATTAAATATAGAACACGGACAATTGCATGAGAAATGAAAAGATGACAGATGACGATCTTCTGGCGCTATTGCAGCGCAAAGAAGATGACGCTGCGCATTACGTGCATGGTCAGCTAGGACAAGAGCGCGAGACTGCGCTACGTGAATACTATCGCATGCCTTACGGCAACGAAGAAGATGACGGATGGTCTAAAGTCGTATCTTCTGATGTGTCGGACTCCGTTGAGTGGATACTGCCAGCACTGTTAAAGACATTCACAAGCACAGACAAAGCCGTGTCATTTGAGCCAACGACAGCGGCCGATGTAAAAGGTTCGCAGCAAGCTACAGACGCATGTAATTATGTGTTCTATAAGCAGAACAATGGTTTCTTAGTCCTTTACACAGCCATTAAAGACATGCTGACAGTTAGAAACTGTGCAGTCATGTGGCGCAAAGAGACTAAAGAAACTGTATCAAGTATTCCGTTTAAAGGTGCGACTCAGGAAATGCTTGCCATGCTCATGCAAGAGCAAGACGCAGAGATCGAATCGGCTAATCAAGTCCCGATGATGGGGCAAGACGGTCAGCCAATGCTTGACCAGATGGGTCAGCCTGTAATGGGCTACGATGGTCGCTTAAAGAAAACAGAAAAGCGCACAATCTGTAAGGTTGAAGCATTTTCACCTGAAGATTTGCTAGTAGAACGCGAATGGACTTCACCATTACTTCAAGATTGCCCGTATGTTGCGCGATTGATGCGTGTCACGATGTCAGACCTAAAAGAAATGGGCTTGACTGTCAGTGATGACGACGATTTAGAAGGCTCAGATGCACCAAACGGCACGTCAATGCGGCTGAATGATGTTACCCGTACTGATACTTCAACGCTTGGCTATGGCGAAGATGAAGATTACGGTGATGAGTCCATGTCTGACGGCTGGTTGCGTATTGAGTTCGTCTTGGTTGACATGGATGGTGATGGTATCGCAGAGCGTAGATGTATCTATCGCTTGCAAGACAAGATATTGAAAAATGAAGTCGTTTCGCATGTGCCTATCGCCACGGCTTCACCGATTCTCAATACGCATCGCTGGGACGGTCAAAGCATTTGGGATTTAGTCAGCGATCTTCAAAAGCTCCACACAGAGTTATTGCGTCAAACGCTCAATAATCTGTATCTCACGAACAATCCACGCACTAAGGTTCTGACTGATAGCAATTGGTCGCCATTGGCAAACCTTGACGATCTTTTGGATTCGCGTCCTGGCGGTATCTTGCGCCAGCGCGATCTTAACGCAATCTCTGAACAAGTAACGCCATTCAGTGCAGGCGCTTCAATGCCAATGCTTGAGTACGTGCAAGGCATGAGAGAGAACCGCACAGGTGTATCTCGTACATCGATGGGGATGAATCCTGACAGCCTGAATAACACGGCTACAGGTCGCCAGATCGATCAAAGCGCATCACAACAACGTGTAGAGCTAATCGCTCGCATCATCGCTGAGACGCTGATTAAACCAATCTTTCAAGGCATTCTCAAAGTGCTCACAGATGGTGAGATGCAAAAGCTCGCGTTTCGTTTGCGTGATGAGTTTGTCGAATACGATCCTAATGAGTGGCGCGACTCTTACGACATGACAATTAATGTCGGTTTGGGTACTGGTGACAGCCAAGCGAAAGCCGCACAACTGACAACGATCTACCAGATGCAGCAGGCAGGTATGGGCATGGGCTTAGCGACTCCATCAAATCTGTACCACACCATGGCTAAGATCGTGGAGAACAGCGGTTTTAAAGATGTGCAGAACTTCTTGAGCGATCCGAAGAACGCGCCACCGGCACCACCACCGCAGCCGCCAATTGAGTTGCAGGTGGCACAGATGAAGATACAAGCAGACACGCAAAAGTTGCAAGCTCAGTTGCAGCAAGAGATTCAGAAGTACCAAGCAGAAGCGCAAA